ACCCGACCCGACCCCGACCCGACCAAGGTCCAAGGCCCGACTCCAAAGTTCATCAAGACCCGACCCCGACCACAAGCAATCAACGGTCAGTTTAGCCCCCGACCCCGACCCCCGAACCGCCAGACCGTGGGTCGCTAACTCCCGACCTTTGTCCCCCCCAAATAAATATAGGTTCCTCCCTTTGAGGGGGTGAACCAAGAAGAAACTAACACCGCCCGAGCGCCAATACGCATAGTTCCAAGCTATTTGACCCGAAGATATATTAATTCGGTTAGTTTTGGTTACTTTAAGTTCTACCCAGAATGGGATGCCTTCTCCACAAAGATGAACGTCTGGGACGCCCCCGCCCATCCGGTTTTCAATCCGCGTCACATTCCAATGCGAGGGTATCTTTTCCTTTAGTCTTTTCCACAGTAACGTCTCTGGTTTTTGTGCCATTCACTTCCTCGTACTCTGCGTCAATGAAAGCACCCGGATGCGCTCCCCGTAATTCTTTCAGTCTATCCTCCACCTGCTCACGCGACATTGCTTCTATAGCATGGAAGTGACTTGTCTCTCTTCTATCTATAGTCAGACCACCTAATGATGAGCGTATCTTTTCAGCGTTTACTGCTGCGGAGAAGTGATTGTTTTCTTCTGCGGATCTTGATAACTCAGAGAACCTTTGAAGTTGACCAATCAACGTCACCCCATATTTTCTTTCCTTATCTTCACGAAGTTCACTGATGTACTCAGCTACATGTGGGAAGGTAGAAGGATCTAAAAGTTTACACGCTTGTATTTTAGCTATTCCGTTTTTGTCAGAGTACCCCGCCATCCTAGCACATGACGCATTGGAGTGGGTTCCTTCAACATAATATCTAGAAAACTCTTTCTGCCGATTCGTAAGCTTTCGACCATGACTCTCTTCAATGTCAGACGCTCTAGTCTCAATAGATCGTTTTGTCATGATCTCCCCTTATTCCACATACGATTCCATAACCAGCAATGTATCTTACTTATCCATTTAGAAAACCATCTTACAAACGATGAATGCCAAAACCAATGTTTCATAGTACCTCCTATATAAAGAGCATTTTACAAAAGTATTACAAAAATTAAAATGTGAAATTTGCCCACGGCTAGAAAAAAGTGTAACGAAACGACTGTTTTTGCTACAAGTGTAACGAGTAGTGTAACGAGTTGATGACTACTAAACTATTGTACTTATTATATCTTTGGTCCATGAACCATGCTCCGTTACACTTGTTACACTTTTTTTCCCTATTTTTTTATTTTTCAAACTGTTTTTTATATTTGACCCCTATACAGTAACAAGTGCCCCCACTACGTATTCGCTTGACCCACATAAGTGGGATAGACTATAGTTACGAACAATCCATTTAGAAAGGAGAATAAGATGGACACCATCAACATGGTTCGTGAACTCACATCGAACCGTTTTATTTCCGCATGAAACTCATTCGTAAAATTCTGTTCTGGCTTCGGGGGTATCGTCAAATATCTCCAAAGCACACCCCTAAAATAGAAAGGAAGAAAGATGCCTAGTTTTACAATTATGATGCCTGACGGAAAGAAGACGGACATCACGGACAAAGTCAAGAAGTCCAAGGGTGAGGATGACGTTAAAGCAGCGGTCCTTGATGCGTTGAAGCCAGCTTTAAAAAAGAAGAAGTCATGACATTCAAGGTTTCAGCATGGAACATGGACGGAACGGACATTGTGGAGATGGACGGTCCTATATCTCCTGACAGGATTCATGAGTCTGAAATTGAACCTGTTGATTTACGGTGTCCACATTGCTTCAAGAAAAGCACAGTTGGTCACTTTAACTGGGACGCTTTAGTTTGCGGAGGCTGTAAGGAAGAGGTTGATCGTTTTGATTGGCTAATTCCTTTAGGTGAAAGATGATAGATACGAGACGTTATTCTCCGCTGGTTAATGAGCTCAAGCAGATCATGAAGGAATCAGGACGCACCAGTCTTAATATTGCGGAAGAGTCAGGTGTTTCTTCTAGTACGTTGAGCACATGGTTTCATCGTCACAATCCGTCACTTCCGAACTTTGAGANTGTACTTAGAGAACTGGGATATTCTTTGAAAATCGAGAAGAATGAAACTTAAAACCTTGGACCTGTTTTCTGGGATCGGTGGCTTTGCACGAGGGCTCGAAGCCACCGATTTTTTTGAGACGAGCTGNTTTATAGAACAAGAGCCCTACTGTCAGGCCGTGTTAAGGTATCATTGGCCCGACGTTCCCGTGCTAGGAGACATACGCGATGTCCGAAGATCCGACCTACCCGACCCAGACCCCGATGTTATTTGCGGAGGATTCCCTTGCCAGCCATTCAGTCACGCGGGACGGCAGCCCAAGGCTCAAGACGACCCCCGTCACCTCTGGCCAGAGATGTTTAGGCTTATCAGGGAATGCCGGCCCACTTGGGTTGTTGGAGAAAACGTTGCTGGAATCATCAACTTGGGCTTGGACGAAGTACTCGCTGACTTGGAGAGCGAAGGCTACGCCACAAGGACGTTTAATATTCCAGCTTGCGCGGTTGGCGCCCCGCACATCAGGCAGCGGATTTGGGTTGTTGCACACGCCGACAGCCAAAGCGAACCAGATGGCGCCTTCGATGGCAACGCGGGACAGCGGCAGTTGGGGTTTGGGTTTATGGCCGACACCCAACGCAAGAGAGAAGGGCGGCGGGGAGTATCAGGACCCGGAAAAGATAAAAGCAAGAATGGAAAAGGGTCATCAGGCCAACTTGGGGGACATGGTGAAGCTGGACCAGAAGAGTGGTGGGAAGTTGAGCCCTCTGTGGGTCGCTTGGTTAATGGGCTACCCAACCGAGTACCTCAACTCCGTGCCTTGGGAAACTCCATCGTCCCGCAAATCGCAGAAGAAATCGGAAACGCAATAAAGGTAGCAGAACAATGGAAGCCATAATCATGTGCTTGGCGCTGAACATCTACTTTGAGGCACGTAATCAACCCGTTGAGGGTCAGGTGGCCGTGGGTCAGGTTGTAATCAACAGGGTGCTTGACGAGCGATACCCTGATCATGCCTGTGACGTTATTACGCAAGGACCAACGTATCAGAACCGCAATCTGCCTATTCGACATATGTGTCAGTTTTCATGGTACTGTGACGGGAAGTCCGACATACCGACAGATCGGGATGCCTTTCGGTGGGCCACAGCACTTGCGCACGGGATTGCTAATGAGGATCTTACGGATGTAACCTATGGTTCAACGCACTATCACGCAACGAGAGTGACTCCTGATTGGTCTCACAGAGCGAAACATACTGTAACAATAGGTGATCATATATTCTATAGGTGGGAACATGACTGAAGTAATATTACTAATATCGGCATTGTTCATAATGGACAATCAAGAGTTTTTAAAGGAAGCGCGGAAACAGATAAAGGAAGGGGCCGAGTGGCATTACGTGGGTCACCAAGACATTGATCCGAAGGCCAAGGCTATATCAATGCAATGCGTAGATCACTCAGGAAAGCCATGCGGCGAAGAGTTCATTATATGGAAACTAAAGAAAAAGAATTAGACATCGTGAAATGTGACTGGTGCGGTGAAGAGACCCGCCCCAAAGTCGAGGACAACAAGATCATTTGCCCTCGCTGCCGACGCCCTTTGTATCAGTGTTGAACCTCTTCCTCTTCATCAAACGGAACCAGAGCTCGATGAAACCCGGCCTCTGGATCTCCATCCTCTATTCCTAACGACTCCGATAGCAAGCGTGACATAAAGTAGTTCATACGAGTAATACCCAGTGCTTGTGCGCTGTACTCCATCGCGATCCGATACAGAATCCACATCTTCATGGTTGGTGGAAGACTGACCAGATGCTCTGTAGCGGCCTTCGATGATTTTTGATAGATCGTCTCAAGATCATCCGGGGTCATGACGAGTACGTCTTTTTTAAGAGAGACGCATAGAACTTGCGGATCTGTTTGTCGGACGGGTTCTTCTTGGCTTCGTCCACCAGAAAAGATATTTGCGATCCAGCGGATCGAAAGTTTGGTTTCGCTATATTCATAAGATCGTTGTATGTGGCAATGGGTACGGCCACGCTTTTGTATTTCGTAATGTCAGGCATCTTTTCTTCCCTTTGATTGATATTGAACTTTTTTCTTAGCTTCAGAGAAACCTTTCTCTGCAAACGTCTTCGCGGTTATCGAAGCATGGCCAAGACCAGAACTACCGTCGTAATAACCTGTAATGCGCTGACGATAATCTTGAGCCGCATGACAAAAATCTATTCTAGCTTTGGGGCGTCTTGCATCTTTCCAAGAGTCCTCCAGAGATTCATCAGAACAATAAGGCCAATCGACGTACCGCATAGGTGCTTCATCCCATGACCAAGTGTCCTCATAATCCATATACTCCAGCAACCATCCAACGCACATCTGTTCCCCTTCTTCTGACCAGAAAGGTTCTGTTCCAACTAAAAGGGCGGGAACACGATGGTTGTTTGTTTTCTCTAAAGCCTCTTGTATTTTTTGAGCGGTCTCCTCACAGAAAGATGTCAGAGGCTTCACCTCTACAAAAACATCAGGGCGCTCTGGATCTTCTGACTTCAGTAAGAAGTCTGGAAACCATCCATCAAGGTCGAAAGGTTCATATGTCCACTGCCAGCGGTATATATCGAAGCAAGCCGCCCAGTTAGCCTCAAGCCTAGAACGAAAGGTTGTTCCATTGTAGACAGTCTCAACAGATTTCATGTTGTATTTCATATTACGTTTATCCTAACCACTCCCGTATATTCTCCCCCATTACCATTGTGGCAATGTCCATTTTGCTTCTCAGCGCCTTTACGATCTTCTCGTCAATCGTTCCTTCCGCAATCATGTCGATGTACGTGACGCTACCCTCCTGACCGATACGATGCGCTCTGTCTTCCGATTGCATACGAACAGCCAGATCAAAACTGTTAGCGAAATAAATAACGGTGTTCGCCGCCGTCAGCGTAATTCCGTATCCACCTGTCTGTGGATTGCCAACGAAGAATCGAGCCTTGCCGTTCTGAAATCTCTCAATGGCCTTGGTCCGTTGTTCGTCATCCGTGTCACCGTAATACGTGACCACCTTGGTATTGCCATACGCCTTGGTCAATGCCGCCGTGATTCGCTTCATGTCGTAACGGAACCGTGACCAGATAATCACCTTGCCATCGACTTCCTCAAGGCAGTCCAGAAGTTCTTGGATTCGGTTATCGGGAATCTCTATGAGCTCACCATCGTCAGGCTTGGTGTGACCAGACAAAACCTGTTGCAAGCGGAGCAACTGGGTCATGGCATTAGGAGTCGTCATAAACTTGTCATCACTCAACTCAGCAAGGGCGAACTGCTTGAGCTCCTCATAAATGCGTTTCTGTTCCGGCGTCAGTGTGATGTTCCGTTGCGTATAGATCTTGTCGGGCAGATCAAGACATTCACTCTTGAGAATACGTGAACTGAACGTCTTGAGAGTTTCGGACAGCTCTTCAAGATTTCTGTAACCGACAACGCGATTAAAGCTATGACTCCCAAAAGTTTGGCGCTTCATGACCGCATATCGATATTGAAACTGAAAAAAGTTATCACCGCAATCGCCCAGTAAAGTCTTGTCCAAAAAGTGACACTGCGACCACAAATCCATGGGAGACTGTGTCACGGGGAACCCCGTAAGAATTCTTCTGTACTTCGCCAGAGGAGACATCTTGAGGACAGCCTTGGTTCGTTTGGCTTTTGGATTTTTGATTGCTGTGCTCTCGTCCAGAACCANAAACGCCTCTGACATCTCAAGAACTTTCGCCAGATACTTCTGACCCTTGACCGTGGACAGGGCTTCTACATTCATGACGAGGATCCGAAGATCATCGCCTTCATGCGGCATTGCAAACGATGTAAGCTCTTGTTTTTCCTTAACTTTAGGCGAAGGGGTCCAGGCTACTATAGAACGCTCAATACGGTCTGGAAGGTGTGCGGGTATCTCTGTCTTTGACCAGTTACGGTAGACCCCCTTGGGTGCGATCACAACCAAAGTATCGATATTCCCTGCCTCGAACAAAGCGCCGGCATTGTCGATTGTGACCTTGCTTTTCCCTGTCCCCATCTCGAGAAACAGTCCCCAGTTAATTTTGCTCCAGCTTTCCTGAAGTACTGTCCGCTGATGTCCATAGGGGTCTGTTTTGTATTCGTATGTCATTTTTCTCTTGCCATCAATGTCCACTATATATAAAAGAGAGAACGACCCTTGTAAACACCTTTACCCATATAATTGGTAGAGGCAGAGAGAAAGAAAGAGAATGACGGTCTATCTTACTCAAGAAAATCCACGATTTAACGTACTAAAAGCAACAAAGTACGGGCAGCTGGAAAGCCTCACAAACACAGACGATCAAATCTACACAAGCGCAAACCGTGTGGTCGCAAAAATAAAGCGCGGCCTCAAAACGTTTGGGGATGACGATTGGCTGTTGTTGTTGGGTGACCCAGCGGTCATTGGTGTCTGCTTCGCTATTGCAGCGGAGAGAAACGGTGGCCGTGTCAACATTCTGAAGTGGGACAAGTTTGAGAAGGCGTATTACCCCATCAATGTCCGAATCAAGTCGGGCATTGGTGATTTAGAAACTTAAAACCTGAAGAGGAGAAACTTTTGACAGATATACTTGATACAATTGTGGCAGATGCCACAGCGTTTGAAAACCTGACCACACAAAAGGGCTCTGAGCTTTCTGAACTTATTCGTCAAGCCGCAGCAATAAACGAGACTGTAGCTTTAGCGGAAGATGCAGTGAAGAGCCTCAAAAAAAGCCGAGACAAGTATTTGTACGAATTGATCCCTGCAAAGATGTCAGAGGTCGGTATGGACAAGGTAGAGGTGGACGGCAACTCTGTTTCCCTTACCACATTTGTTTCAGCCACGATGCCAAAGGATCCGTTGCAGAAGGATTTAGCAATCCAACATTTACGATCTATCGGCTGTGGTGACTTCATCAAGAATAAACTGGAAGTGACGTTTGGCCTCACGCAAGACAACGAGGCCAAGGCACTTGAGGATGATCTGTTGAAGGCTGGGCACGATACCAATGCCAAGATTTGGATTGAGCCCATGACACTCAAGAAACTTGCAAAGGAAAGACTGCAAGCCGGTCAGGAGTTCGATATCGAACTATTTAACGCATACATTGGAACAGTAGCTAAGATTAAAGGAGCATGAACATGGCTAAGAAAAACGGAAGTGGACTACCAGCGGAACTTATGGAAGCCTTTGAGGCTGACAGTGGAAGTGGATTTGAGGGCGTTACGACAGACGATCTTCAGATACCTTTTATACGTCTCATTCAAGCGTTGTCCCCTCAAGTGGACAAGAACGACAGTAACTTCATTTCGGGCAGTGGAGCGGGGGACATCTTTAACACGGTGACCAAGCAGCACTGGGATGGTGACGAGGGACTGATCGTTCTGCCGTCGTACTTCCAGATGAAATTGCTTGAGTTTATTCCTAGATCTCAAGGCGGCGGTTTCGTGGGCGAACTGTCACCTGCCAGTGACGATGTCAAGAATGCGTATCGTGACGAGGATACAGGTATGGAGTTATTGACTTCGGGTAATGAACTGGTTCGCACGGCCCAATACTACGTGAAGGTTGTTCATGAGGATGGAAACCTTGAGAGTGCGATCCTCGACATGAAGAAGTCGCAACTGAAGAAGTCACGTGCTTGGCTGACGTTGATGCAGATGCAAAAGCACAACGGCAAAGCGTTGCCTATGTTTGCGAACACGTATCGACTAACCAGTGTATCGGAGAAGAACGATAAAGGTAACTGGTACAACTGGAGCATCACAAAAGAAGGCTCGGTGCCTTCCATCGAAGCGTATAACGAAGCGAAAGAGATGCATCAGTCTGTCAAGGACGGTGAGCTATCTATCGCAGCTCCTCAAAACTTAGAACAGATTTCTAATCAGGAATCTGACTCTGACGTTCCGTTCTAGGGAAGGATGACCCCTAAACGGTACGGGACCGTTTAGGGGTCTATTTTCGGATGACGGAAGCACAGAGATATTTTGACCTTTTTAAAGGGTTTAAGGGAGCGCATGGTCAGACAGAGGTTCTGGACCATCAGCGCCACGGCAAGCAGAAAGCCAAGAGCTTCATTGTCCGTGAACCGTTGACTCTGGAATTGGTTCAAGGCCACCTTGATGGCCAGCAAGGAATCGGTAGCATACCTATCGATGAGGATAACAGTTGCAGCTTCGGGGCATTGGACATTGACGATTACAATCTGGATCTGATTGCTCTCTGTAAGAAGTCTGCCAAGCTAAAATTACCTTTGACCCTGTGCCGTTCAAAGTCGGGTGGCGCTCATTTATACATATTTTTATCTGAGAAAGTGCCAGCGGTGGAACTCAAGGACAAGCTGGCTGAGTTCGCATCTGCTTTAGGTTTCGGCACATGTGAGATATTTCCCAAACAAGAAGAGGTCATCGTAGAGCGCGGTGACGTAGGAAACTTTATCAATTTACCTTACTTTCAAGCGGAGATTACTACACGATTCGCTTACGACAGGAATGGTAAGGAGCTGACGTTATCGGAGTTTATGGATCTGGCAGAGAAGAGCAAGATCACACTCAAGCAGTTGAGGGACTTTGAATTAGGATCTAACTCAGATGTTTTGCCTAATGGTCCACCGTGCTTGCAGCAGCTTACGGAGCGGGGAATTCCAGAGGGTGGACGTAATAATACGATGATTAATATCGGTGTGTATTACAAACTATCGTCGCCAGAGAATTGGAAAGATCTTCTTGAGAAGCATAACCAGAACTACTGCAATCCATCGCTGCCAGCCAAAGAGATCGTGACGATACAGGAACAGCTGGAGAAGAAAGAATACTTCTATACGTGTAAACAGGAACCGATACAGAGCCACTGCAATAAGGCGCTGTGCAGATCCAGACAGTTTGGTGTCGGTGGCAGTCAGTCCTTTCCTACGATTGGAGGGTTGACCGTTGTCTTGTCGGAACCTCCAGTTTGGTTCGTGGACGTTGATGGGTCGCGGCTGGAGCTTACGACCAAGCAGCTACAGATGCAGATGGACTTTCAACGGGCTTGCATGGAACAGATGTACCAGATGCCAGCACGTATGAAGGATCCTGATTGGCGCGACATGATCGACAATCTGCTGACTACAGCAACGCATATACAGGTGCCAGAAGAATTAACAACCAAGGGGCAGTTTAACGAACTTTTAGAGACGTTCTGCACCTCTCGTATACGTGCAACTTCGGAAGAGGAGCTTTTAACAGGTAAGCCATGGACCGTGGACGGTCATACGTACTTCAAGCTGAGTTCTCTACAGGAGTTCTTGAAGCGTAAAGGATTTACCAACTATTCACGTGGGCAGATTACGGAGCGGTTGAAGGAGCTCAACAACGGTCAGGAGTCGGACAAGCAGTATCGACTAAAGGACAACAAGGGCAAGTGGAGAACGGTTAGGGTCTGGTTTGTCCCGGAGATGGAAGAACTAGAAGTTGACTTGAAAAAGCCAATCTTCTCTGAGGAGGTGCCGTTTTGAAGATTCAGAAGACATATTTAGGTCCACCAGGGACAGGCAAGACACAGAACAACTCCAACCTTATACGGGAGTACATACGTCAGGGCATTGAACCAGAGCGTATTGCCGGTGTGTCCTTTACACGTAAGGCGGCACGGGAAAGCTGTGAACGAGTATGCAGGGACACAGGTCTGGAAGAGGCAAGGCTACCACACTTCAGGACGCTGCACTCTATTGCTTTTCGTGAGGGAGGGTATACCTCCAATGATGTTATTGGTGGAGCGGACTTTGCAAAGATCGGTAGCGAGATAGGACTTTCATTTGGCAGACGGTCCTCTAATAACATGGAGACAGACTTTGATACGTTAGGCGTGAGCCAAGGTGATTTTTACATGAGCCTGTACCACTTAGCGCGGAGCAAGGAGATACCGTGGGAAGAGATGTTCAGAAGGGCTGAGAACTACAATCTGCACTATTCCGAGATGAAGCGCCTTGTGGACACATACGAAGACTACAAGATTGAGTACAATAAGATCGACTTTACGGATATGATTGAGGAGTTTATCAAGCGGGGCCATCCGCTAGACGTTGATGCTCTGATTGTCGATGAGGCACAGGATCTATCTACCTTACAATGGAAGATGATAGACGTTCTGAGAGAGACGCCTGATATACAGATATTCAGCGGTGATGATGATCAGGCAATTATGGGCTTTCAAGGTGCGGATGTGTCAGCATTCCTCAATGCAACCGAAGATCGTGAGGTTCTGAACAAGAGTTATCGTCTTCCAAGTAGTATATGGGATGTGGCCCAGAGTGTCGTTTCCCGTATTGAGGGTCGGGCACCCAAGGTGTGGAGTCCTAAAGACGAGGAAGGGACGGTTCAGCAACATCAAAGCATGTGGGATGTTCCCTTGGATTCTGGAGATTGGTGTATTCTGGCTCGAACCAATCGCATCGCATCACAGTATGCAGATGCTTTGCAAGATGAGGGCTGGGTGTATAGTCGCAACGGGCACCCTAGTATTCCACCGAGGATTTACGATGCCATTCTTTCTTGGGAAGACTTGACCAAGGGCAAGGCTGTTTCGGCGTCAGAAATACGAAACATCTATACGCACATGAAGGCAAATGCTGGATACAAGAAAGGTTTCGGCCCAAGGTCTAAAGCTTTGTTGGGAATTGACGAGGAAGCGTTTGTGAATATGGACTACGCCAGAGATCACCTTGGCCTGTTACAGGTTGGAGATATCAGATGGCATCAGGTCTTGGACAAGGTTACACGTGACATGCAGCATTACTTGCTGAACGCACTTCGGCGCGGTGACAACGTCAAGAACCCAAGAATCAAGGTAAGCACGATCCACTCTATGAAGGGTGGTGAGGCAGACAATGTACTGGTTATTCCTGACTTGTCTTATGCCGCAGATCGTGAGTATCAGAAGGATCCGTCAACAGAGCATCGTGTGTACTATGTTGCGGTAACAAGGGCAAAAAAGACCCTTCACATAATGGAACCCACAACGGATAAGTATTACACAATATGAAACCTGATGAGATTTTACAGAAGTGTCTAGACTTGGTCACAGGGGAACGTGCCTCTCAGCATGGAGACTA